TATTCCTAGTGGTGCAACAATTAATAACCAAGGTACAGCAACAAACTTTGGTGCAACAGGTTCGGCGTCTTGGAGCACAACAGTTAAAACAGGAGATTTTACAGCAGTAGCTGGTGAAGGATATTTTGTAGATACAACTAGTCAAGCAATTGATGTAACTCTTCCAGCAGGAACAGCAGGGGCTGTTGTTGCAATAAAAGATTATGCAAAAACTTTTGATACAAATGCAGTAACATTAATTAGAAATGGTTCAGATAAAATTGGTGGTGCATCCATTAATGGAACTATAAATACTGAAGGTATTGCAGTTACATTAATATTTATAGATTCAACACAAGGTTGGTTAGTAACCGATGATGGTTTACAAAGTAGTGTTGCTACAGCATCATACATAACAGCAACAGGTGGTAATGCTGTTTTAACATCAACGTGCGGTAATTTTAAATCACACGTATTTACAGGTCCAGGAACTTTTACTGTTTGTACAGTAGGTAACGCTTGTGGTTCAGACAAAATAGATTATTTAGTAGTAGCTGGAGGAGGATCAGCGGGTGGTTATTATGCTGCTGCTGGCGCGGGAGGTTTTAGAATGAGTAATTTAAACAATATACCTGGACCAACAATGTCACCTTTATCAAATCCAACCGGCTTACCAGTTACAGCTACAGGTTATCCAGTAGTTGTTGGTGGAGGAGCCCCAGCAGGTCCGCCAGGTGGTGGAGGTTTTGGTGGTTATAATGGTAACAATGGTACTCCTTCAGTTTTTACAGGTTCATCTACAATAACATCAGCAGGTGGAGGTTTTGGTGCAGCTAGTGGTCCAACACAAGTTGGTGGAAGTGGAGGATCAGGAGGTAACTCAGGTTATTATAGACCAGGATGTGGACAAGGAGCAGGTAATACACCACCAGTTAGTCCACCACAAGGTAATCCTGCAGGTAGATCTTCTTATGCAACTGGAGGAGGCGGTGGTGGTGCTGGAGCTGCAGGTAGTGATGGAACTCTAGGTGGATCTTGGAGTACTTCGCCAGTGCCTGGAGCAAAAGTAGGTGGAGCAGGTGGAGTGGGTTCATACCTTGCAGATTCAACTTTAGGTCCTACAGCGCCAAGTTATGGAGAACCAGGTCCA